ACCAAAACTAAAAATGTTTGAAATTTCATTGTTTGGGTTCAAAATATTCACTTTAAAACATTAAGCCATGAATTTATTTCAAATAACAAACGAAATGCAATCAATCATGAACGAATTGATTGAAAACGGTGGAGAATTGACACCGGAATTGGAATCGATGTTGATGATCACCGAATCACAATTGAAAGAAAAAGCGGTGAACTATGCAATGGTGATCCGGTCCATGGATTATGAAACGAACGTGATTGATGAGGAAATCAAACGGTTGCAAGGGTTGAAAAAATCACGACAAAACGCAATGGAACGATTGAAATCAGCATTGACCAACGCAATGGAACAATGTGACATGGATGCAATTGAAACACCAACTAACAAAATTTCATTCAGAAAATCACAATCATTGGAAATTCTGGATGAAACATTGGTTCCGAAGCAGTACAAAACGCAAGTGATCACAACAAAGATTGATAAAAATGCAATCAAACAAGACATGAAAAACGGAATCACCGTTGATGGTGTTGAATTATTAACCAATAAAAATTTACAAATCAAATAAAACAAACAAAATGGAAAAAGAACAAATGAAATTGAATGGCCGTGTTCAAACAATATTTAACACGCAAGTGATTAACGACAAATTCAGAAAACGCGAATTGGTATTGAACACCGGTGGAGAATATGCACAACAAATTTTGTTTCAATTCACAAATGATTCATGTGAAGCGTTGGAAGGATTGAACGAAGGTGATGAGATTGATGTTTATTTCGACATACGTGGCCGTGAATGGACGAATCCGAAAACCGGTGAGGTTAGATATTTCAACACATTAAACGCGTGGAAATACGATGTCCAAACGAAAGAAACGGTTCAGAGTAAAGCAACAACAACACCAATCCCGGTTGATGATTTGTCACCGGATAATGATTTGCCATTTTAAAAACTGAAACATGAACAAAATAAAAAAAGAACAATTGAAAAATTTGTCCGATGATCTTCGCGACATTATCCAAACATACATGGATGATAATGGGTTGACGGTTTACAAATTTGCAACAATGTGCGGTGTTCAAACAAATCAATTGCATTTATTTTTGATGAATGAACGAGGTTTGAATTTAACAACCGTTGAAAGAATTGGAAAAATAATATCATAAGAATTGGCCCGGAGTAATTTTCGGGCTTTTTTTTATTCAATTATTGTTTATTTAATTTATTTATATATATTTGAACATGAAAAAACAAAAAACATGAAAAACAGAATTACACAATTTGACCGTTTTATTATCCGGTCCACGTTTATTGGAATTTGCATCACCATCATTGCGGTGATGAACACAAAATCAAAAATCGAAACGAAAAAACATTTTGAAAAACGAATCGAATCATTGGAATTAGATTCCATCCGAACACATGAAATGTTGCAAAATTATTCAATCAACCATCAATTGAACAGCTATGAATAGAGAAAACATAATAAACAAATTGACGTTGTTGGAAACGTCTGAATTCAGAAAAAGAGGATTGGAATTGATTGGGAAATATACACATGAACCGATTGGATTCCGAAATGATTTGTTTCAAATATTTGACAAATTATCGGATGATGATTTAAAAAAGTTGTACAACCTAAAAACTAAATTGATATGAATAATTTTCAACAAGGTGATCCGGTGTTCGTGGACCGCTTCAAAGAATATGGAGTGGTTGAACACGTTGAACGAAACAAAGTGATTGTTTTATTGATTAACCAAAAAACAATCCAAATACAGCCGTTCGAATGCGAATTGTTGGAATCGGATGAAATCGAATTGGATTGTTCCGAATGCGATGGAACCGGGATGATTGACGTAATGAGGTGCCGGAATGCTTCAATGGATTGTTGTGGTGGATGCTATGAATCCGAAACGTGTTTTGAATGCGAAGGATCCGGAACAATGACAAAGGATATTTTTGAACTAATTTAACGCAAAATAACATGATTGAAAAAATAATAAAAAAACATGCAAAGAATTGGCAAAGTGACAATTTTAACAATTGGAAAATTACTGAAATAATGCATTGCAAAATTGGTTGGGTAATTGAACAAATTGATGGATGTGAAGAATTAGATGAATATGTTGAAATTTTATTAGATATTCAAAACTTTATTAATGATTTGCAAGAATTAGAAAATGAGTAAATTGAAAAAGACAAAAATCGTTGATTGGACCGGCCATTTGGTTGGATTTGAATGTGAAAAAAAGAAAATAAAAATATTGATTTGCGAAAAATATCAAGCAGACAACATAATTATTAAAAATCATTATTCAAAAAAACCAACAAAAAATAGTTTTTTGAATTTATTAGTTTATTATCACGAAAAAATTCATGGCGCATTGCAAATTGGTTATGGAATCCGGCCGGATTTAAACGGAAATTATAAAAAGGGGGAAGTTTTTGAATTTGATCGAATGTGGTTGTCGGATGAAATGCCAAAGTTTTCAGAAACTATAGTTTTGTCATTGTTGCACAATTTTTTAAAACATAGATACAAAAATGTAAAGGCTTTAATATCGTATTCAGACACGAGTGTTGGAAATTTTGGAACAATTTACAAAGCCGGTAATTATAAATTGATTGACGAAATAAAAGCCGATTTTTATATTACGGAGAATGGTGAAAGAATTCATCCGGTTACGATGTGGCATAGACATAAAACCAGAGAATGGAGTTTTTTACAAAAACATTATCCAAACATAAAAAAAGCAAATGGACATCAATTAAAATTTATATATTATCTCTAAATTTTAACAAAAAAACATGACAACACAAATTAAAATAAACGAAATAACCATTGATGATTCCGAATTGATACGGCAACATTTGGAAAACGGAAAGGATTGGCAAATAAAAATTTATGATGGTACGGATGAAGAAAAAATGGTCGGTATATTTTTAGAACAATCAAACGCAAGAATAGGAGCTACAATAATGTTTGATTTAACCAAAAAAGAAGCGTTATTTCTGGGGAAATCTTTAATAACAATGGCCGAAATTATTTAAACCAAAATAAATGAAAATCATAATTGAATTTGATGGGATTGAAGAACAAGACGATGCCCGGACATTATTGGATGGTTGGAAATGGAAATCAGCAATGTGGGATTTAGATCAATTATTGCGTTCAACGACAAAATATGATGTATCGTTGTTGAAACACGATGAACAAGCCAGTCCAATCGAATATGAAATTGCCGAAAAATTGAGGGAAGAATTAAGAAGAATATTGGAAGAAAATAATTTGAATTTGCATTAAACAAAAAAAAACATGGAAAATTTTGAAAAATACGAATACGAATTGAACAATGTACCAACACCGGATCAACTGAAAACGTTTTCCGATATGGTGAGCTACTTAAAAACGGTTGACAATTGCCGTGTGGAATGTGAATGGTTTGTTATCCCGGACCTTCATTCCTACATGAACAAAGCAATCATCAGCATTGAAACATTTCCAATTGGTGAACGCAAAACATCCGATGAATGCATCCGGATAAAAGAAACAATGAAATTGGTAATCAAAGCAATAATGGAGAATAAAACGAAACCATTGGGCCACGTTGAAAAAATCGATTTCACAAATTTCGGAAAATAAAAACTATATTTGTAAAAAAAAACATAAGATGGAAGAAAAAAAGAAAATGAGTGACATTGACATCAAAACAAAAATATTAGGATTCGCAATGTTGCCAATTGCGTTGGTTTTATGGATGGTTGACCGATTAATCCATGTAATGATGCCACACGCGGCACATCCAACGTTTAAAGCGTATTTAATGAAGTCCGGAAATATCAAATATACATTGGTTCGAATCATTGTGTTTTCCATCCCAGTGATCACTTATAAATTGTTGTTTTAATATGTGGCAACTATCCGTTTCATTCCATTGGCCACATGAAAAATTCATGGTTGGATTTCAACATATCAAAAGTGATGAAGAATTCATTTATTCTACAATAGAATTGTCCTTGTTGGTAATGACATTCCATTTTGATTATCAATAAAACAAAAAACAAAAAACATGACAAAGGCAGTATTGAAATATGATTTGAAGGATCCAAATGAAAAACAAGCGTTCGAATGCGCAATCAAATCAATGGATTTGGCAATGTTCGTGTTCAATGTGATGCATAACATACCAAAACGCGTTGAATGGGCCGTTGAGCAAAACGAATTGACCGCAATGGAAACAATTGAATTCTACAATGAACAGATATACATGGAATTAAACCATTTCGGAATTGACATTGATAAATTGATTCAATAAACAAAACAAAATGCCAAAACTGACGAATATTGACACAATAAAGGCCAATTTGATTGAAGCATTGAAACAATCATTGGGAATTGTCACAACGGCGTGCAAATCGGTTAACATAAGCCGTGAAACTTATTATAAGTGGATGCGCGAAGATGATGAATTCCGGCAACAAGTGGATGATATTGGTGATATTGCGTTGGATTTTGCTGAATCACAATTGCATAAACAAATGAAAGATGGATCCACGAGCGCGACAATATTCTATTTAAAAACAAAAGGCCGCAAACGTGGCTACATTGAACGTCAAGAATTCGCAATCGATACGGCGCGCCCGGATTTGTCACAATTATCAATCGATGAAATAAAAGGTCTATTGAATGAGAATGAAGGCGAATAACAAACGCGAATGGTTGAAATTATACCTTCGTTTGGAGTTGGCAAAAAAAGATTTTTGGGAATTTTGTTTGTTTTATGATCGCGAATTTTTCATTGAACGTGAATTTTTGAAGGAAGTTGCAATCGCATTCCAGAATATAAACGACAATAAAATCAAATCATTGGCCGTTTCAATGCCACCAAGGGCCGGAAAAAGTTATATCACCTCAATATTTTGCGCGTGGACATTAGGCAATCATCCAAGTGAATCGGTAATGCGAAACACTTGCACCGCGCAATTATTCAACAAATTTTCTTATGATGTGCGTGACATCGTGAAATCCGAACGGTTCCAATTGGTTTTCCCGGATGTTAAATTGTCCGATGATAAGGCCAATTTGCAAGGTTGGAACACGAACAAATCAAAACAAGTTGGGTATTTTGGTGCCGGTGTTGGTGGAACAATCATTGGATTTGGCGCATCAAAAATCGCAATCACCGATGATCTTTATCGGGGGATTGATGATGCAATAAACGACAACATTAACGCACGAATTCAACAATGGAAACAAGCAACACACGATTCGCGTTTTGAATCCGGATGTTCACGCATTGACATTGGCACACGTTGGACCAGAAATGACGTGATTGGAATGCAAATGGATTCCGGAGTGTACGAAAAAGAAGTGGTCATAAAAGCATTGGATGATAATGATAAATCATTTTGTGAAGCCGTAATGACAACCGATGAATATTTGGATAAAAGAAACAAAACCGCAAAGGAAATATGGTTGGCTGAATATCAACAACAACCGATTGATTTGGTTGGAATGTTGTTTGGTGATTTGAAAACCATTTCATTGAATGATTTTGAGAAGATTAAAGAACACACAACGATTGATGGTTGCATTGGTTATGTTGATGTCAGTGACACCGGGAAGGATTACACCGCGTGCGCAATTGGTTGTTTGATTGGATCGGATGTTTTCATTGTTGATTATGTGTTCGACAAATCAAACACAGACATCACCATTCCATTGGTTGCATCGGTGTTGGAAAAATGGAAAGTGAAATATTGTCGTGTGGAATCCAATTCAATGGGTGCCATGTTCGCACGACAATTGCAAAGTGAAACAAACACACGAATTCTTCAAGTGGCCAACACGCAGAACAAAATGACCAGAATAATAATGCAAAGCGCGTTTATATTGCAGCGCATGACATTTGTTGAAACCGGAACACCGCAACAAATCGCGTTCGTTGACAATATTTTGTCATTCAGCAAAGAAGGAAAAAACAAAAATGATGATGCACCGGATTGCATGGCCGGGTTATCAATGTTCATTCAATCCATGTTTAAAAATTTATAAAATGAAAACAAAACAAATTGATTCCAATGTTCATGAGTTAGTGTATAATGATTTTGACAATCCATCACAAAAGGGTGAAATAAAATTGGCGTGTTTATCGGATCTTCATTTGGACAATCCAAAATGTGACCAACAATTGTTGAAACGACATTTGGATTATTGCAAAGAAAACATGATTCCAATTTTTTTAAATGGTGATACACTTTGCATCATGCAAGGAAAATGGGATCCACGCGGTTCAAAAAAGGACATCCGGCCCGAACATCAACACGTTGACTATTTTGGCGCAATTGTACGAACAACGGTTGAATTTTTGAAACCATACGCGCATTTAATCACGGTCATTGGATATGGAAATCACGAAACAAGCGTGTTGAGAAGGCATGAAATCGATTTGTTGAAAATGATTGTTGAATCATTGAATCACAAAACCGGTTCCAATATTCAATTGGGTGGCTATGGTGGATGGATCATCCTTCGCGGATTCCGGCAATCATTCAAAATAAGATATCATCATGGTTCCGGTGGCGGGGGAATAGTGACGAAAGCAAATATCAATTTAACACGAGCATTGGAAATGTATGAAGGATTTGACATTTTCACAATGGGCCACGTTCATGAAAATTTATGCAGAAACGACAATCGAAACATTTTGGTGAAAAAAGGTGCGAACATGGTGAATGTTAACAAACAATTGCACATGATGATCACCGGAACATACAAAGAAGAGTACGGAAAAGGGGAACACGGTTGGCATATTGAACGCGGCGCGCCACCGAAACACATTGGCGGCCGTATTTTGACGATAAAATGTGCAACCAGAACTATCGAAGGTAAAACGGAATTGCAACACATCATTGATTCGAATTTGTTTCCGGTGGTTTAATAACAAAAAAAAATTGTAATTTTGTAAAATAGTCAAAAAAAATTCAGATGGCAGATAATTTTTGGACATCGGTTTTCGGTTGGTCAAGTGGCAAAACCGACAAATTGATGGAATTAATCGGGAGAAGGCAACAACAATTTTGGGGGGTTAAAAAACCGGTATGGGTTGACACCGACAATCCAATCAATCTATATTTGACAATCCCGGAATTGCGTTCGGTGATTAATAGAAGGGCGTTGATGATGTCCGGCGGTGTTCCAAGGTTGATTGATGCGGATGGGAATGAGGTTGAAAATCATCCGTGGGTTTACGATTTGATTGCAAAACCCAATCCAACACAATCATGGAGTGATGTTATTTATTCATTGAGCGTGAACGATGGATTGTTCAACAATTCATTTGCTTATTGTCCAAAACGGTCATTTGATTATCGGAACTTAATTGTTCCATTGCCATCATCAAAAGTAAAAATTGTTTTGACCGGTCGATTATTAGATCAATTGAATGAGGGCGGTTTATATTCTGGATTTGAATTTCACTACAATTCACAAAAGTTTGAAAAAATTGAATTAGATGATATGGTTTATTTGAACACGCCAGATGGAATCGATTTGGTGAATCCGGCAAACAGAATCCAGACATTGAAATATCCATTGTCAAACATTCATGCACAATATCACAAACGAAATGTGTTGTTGGAAAATATGTCCGCAATTGGTGTTTTATCATCACGTCAATCCGATATGGGTGGAGCATTGCCAATGACACCGGAAGAAAAAGAACAAATCCAAAATGATTGGATTAGTCGAAACCGGGATCAAATTGTGATTACTGAATCCGATGTTCAATGGACACCGATGTCATATCCAACAAAGGATTTGCAATTGTTTGAGGAGTTAACCGAAGATAAAATGGCCATCATTGATGCTTATGGTTTATCATATTACATTTTCAGTCAATCAAAAGGTGCGACATTTAGCAATGTGAAAGATGGAATGCGAATGACATACCAAGACACCATAATCCCGGAAACGCAACAAATGTATTCCACGATTTCGCATCAATTAGGATTGACGGATGAAGGATTGGAATTGGTGCCGGATTTTTCATCCATTGCGGTGTTGCAAGATGATGAAAACGCGAAATCAAGCGCATTGAATCAACGTGCCGATGCATTGAATAAGATAATTGAAGCCGGTGTTGAATTATCCGATGATGAAAAGCGTGCATTATTGATGATATAATTTGAAAAAAAATTTGACTATCTTTGTTTAATTATTCGTCATTACATTGGTTAAAATTTAGTAAATGAATAAAAGGTTTAAAACATACGAAACCAAATCCGCAATCAAAGGAATAAAGGATTTGGATTTGAATTCACGCGAAGTTGCATTCTATTTGTCACGATTTGATGTTGTTGATTCAGATAATGACATGATCAAACGCGGTGCATTCAAAAAATCATTGAAGGAAAACGGCGTTGGAAGTGATTCGAACCGAACAATCAAATTCCTTCGTTACCATGACTGGGAACACCAAATTGGAACATTCACACGATTAGAAGAAGATGAAACCGGGTTGTTCGCGGTTGGTAAATTGGGAAAATCAACAAAGGGTGAAGATGCATTTCGTGATTATGAAGATGGAATAATCACTGAACATTCAATCGGATTCCAATACATTGAAGATAAAATAAAATTTGTCGAAGATGCTGAAATGAAATCCGGCGGTTTTTTCCAGATTAACGAAGTGAAGTTATGGGAAGGAAGCGCGGTGACATTTGGCGCGAATGAACACACCGGGGTGATTGGAGTTGCAAAATCATTGGATGAAAAAATTTCCATGATGGACCGGTTGACAAATGAAATAAATGTGATTGTAAAATCATTGGTGAATGGAAAGGGATCCGATGAAAGGTTGCATGAACTTGAAATGAAATTAAAATTTTTGAATGCGCAATTGATTGAAGTTGCCAACACAAATCCGGTCATGAAGGACCAATTTGCCGTTGAAAGTAAGTCAAACGCATTTGATTGGAATAAAGTGAACGATTTTTTTGAAATCAAACAAACATTTGCGGATTATCCAAAACAAGCAATCGCGAATGCTGAAAAAGGCATCCGGTTGAATGATGAGGTTGGGAACGTATGTGCAACGGCCGTTGGCAAACAACGTGCGCGAGATATTGTTGCCGGTCGTGGGTTTTCATTGGACGTGTTGAAACGTGTTTATGCTTATTTAAGTCGAGCAAAAACATATTACAACGCAAATGATGAAAAAGCGTGCGGAACAATTTCATATTTGTTGTGGGGTGGTGAAGCAATGCGCGTTTGGAGTGAAAAAAAATTAAATGAGTTGGAAAATTAAAAATTGTTAAAAATGGAAAATGAAAACACAATGACACCGGAAATGGTTGTCGAAAAGATTTCAAACACCATTGCGGAAAAAACAGAAGGATTCGCAACGGTTGAGGAAATCGAAACATTAAAAACGGAATTGGTTGCCGTGAAAGAATTATCAAACGTTGACCACACATCCGAATTAAAAGCAAAATTTGTTGAATTAGAAAGTCAATTGAAAGCAATGGCAGAAGTAAAAAAAGAAAACGAAACGTCAAAAAAATCATTATTTGACATCGTAAGTGAAAAAGCGAATGACATCAAAAGCATGATCGCGAGAAAAACGGGAATGATTTCATTGGATGTGAAAGCAACACAAAATCCAGCAGACATCACCGGTCGTGATTTTTATGCTCAAGATTTAGGTGGAACGGTACGCAAGCCGGTTCGTGGTTTACGAATCATCGATTTGTTCAGACGTACACCGGTGAACACCGAATATGTGAAATATCGTGAAGAAGATGTTGTGACCAGAGATGGAAAAGTTGTTGTTGCGTGCGCAACGTCAACACACAACACAAAGAAAACATGGAACGTTGTGACTGTACAAATCGCAAAAATCCGTGATTTCGTTGATGTTTGTATCGACATGATGGATGATTATGATTTCGTGACTGCTGAAATCGAGCAATTGGTTAATGAATCAATCAAATTGACGGAAGATTATGAGATCTTATTGGGTTCTGGTTCAATTTTATCAATCGATACAATTGCAAGTGAATTTGATGCTGCAAATGTTTTGGCACCATACACGGCTGCATTTGCTTCACCTACATTGGCTGAATTAACCGGTGCAATGAAGGCGCAAATCTATACTTTCGGTGCTGAAAATGCATGGGAAGCAGATACAATCCTTATGAATTACAATGATTGGGTTCGATTTATGCACGAAAAGAATGACCAAGGTGATTATCTTTTACCAAATTTCGTTTCAAACGGTTCCGGAGTATTGAACGGAATGCGCGTTGTTACATCACCAATCGTTGCGGCAAATACACTTTATGTGTTTGATTCTACAAAGGCGCAAATACTTGAAAGACAAGGCGCACAAGTTGAAATGAGCTACGAAAACAACGACAATTTCGAGCATGAAGTTGTAACGGTGAAAGCGGTTGAGAGAATCCAATTCCACGTTCCAACGGTTGAGCGTGATGCGTTCATGAAATGTTCGGACATTGCTGCTGCTTTGACTGATATAACAAAACCATAATTTAACACATTGAAACCATGAAAGTAAGAATTTTAAGAACATACGGAAGTTTGAAAAGTGGATCAATCCATGAGGTGGACCAAAAAACTTATGATTTTTTGTTGAGCAATCAAATCGGATGTGTTGTTCCGGATGATGAATGTCATGGTGAATGTGATGAATGTGAAGATTGCAAAGGCAAAAACAAAAAAACGGCACCAAAAAAACCAAGTGCGAAAAAGAAAGTCACTAAAAAAACCGCATCCAATTAGATGGGTGCGGTTAATTTAAACGTTGAGAAATGAGTTTGTTGAACATAACACCATCGGATTTCGGAAAAGGTAAATTTGAATTGCATTCCGGGATGTATGAAACGCAAAAAATCCAACAATATATTGACAAATACGAAAAACGATATTTGGTTCAATTGTTAGGAAGCGATTTATATAATTTATTCGCCGCTGATGTTGTGGCCGGTGTTCCGGTTGATCCAATTTATTTGGATATATTCAACGCGTTCGAATACGATGATACGTTGTGTGACATTGTGATTAGTGA